TGCGGCATTTGATGTCGCAATGAAAACTAAGTCAAATGATAACAATGAAGTTGCGGATGAACTAGGACGCATAGCAGAAATCAAAACATGGCAATCCGCAAGGGATAAGTTTGTTGCGGATTCAAGAGAAATGTACAAAGGGGTAAAATAATGAGCGTACAAACATCATACGATCTTACGCCAGATCGGGCTTATCCTGGTCTTGTTGACACCAACAATCCGTCCGACATCGTAACAAGAGCTTGTAAAACTGCAGGTGGTATCGGTTTTGGCCTTGTTGTCTCGCCCGGAACGGACGAAGAAAAAGAATGTGTTTTGGGCGGCGATGCTACCGGGTTTGGGATTTCGGTAAGGGATTCTTCTAAAGAGAATCCTGCAAGCGGTGATCCTGAATACGATCAATACGAAGCAGTCGCAATCATTAGATCGGGTTATGTTTGGGCGGAAGTTGCAACCGCTGCCGTTGCAGGAGCCGCACTATTTTATGACGACACAACCGGAGCCATCGACAGCGGTATCGCCGGCAGCGATGAAACTGAAATGAGCAACTGTGAACTAGTAACTAACGTAGACTCAAACGGCGATGTTGGCTTGATCAGAATCAATGCCGCCGCAACGCTGTAAAGGAGCGAAATAAAATGCATACTCTTGATGCACAAGGTACAGTGGTTTTTCAGAAACAACTCGAACATGTTAAAGCAAAGATGTTCGAGGTACTATATCCCGAACTAACTTACCGGAGGGTTTTTCCCATTGCAACGGACGCGCACCCTGGAAGCGATTCGATCACGTACCATTCATTTGATGAATCCGGCGAAGCCACAATCTTGGCTAACAACGCCAAGGATCTTCATAGAGTCGATATTAGTGGGGCAGAAACAACTAAGCTAGTCCGTAATATCGGTGCCGCTTTTGGTTATTCATATTTTGACATTCTTCGAGCGCAGAAAGCGGGAATGCCTCTTGAGCAGCGGAAAGCTAACGCCGCAAGGCGAGCGATTGAGCGAAAGATGAATTCGATTGCCTACTTGGGCGATGAAGAATACAACATGACAGGTTTGCTATCTGATGCAGATGTCCCTTCGGGCAATGCTCCGAACGGCTCATGGTCAAGTTCAAGTGAACCTGATGATATTCTTGAGGATGTATTGGACGCTGGCAATCAGGTATTTGTTGACTCAAATGGGGTTGAGTACCCCAACAGACTACTTGTAACGCCAGCATCAAAAGCCTTGCTGGATACTGTTAGACTTAGTTCCATGACTGAGCAAACGCTGATTAAATGGCTTGTCGAAAACGTTGCCTGGTTGCAATCTGTCAACGATATCATTGTTGTTCCCGAACTAATCGAAGCAGGAAACGCAAGCGCGGATGTCATGGTAGCAATGACAGCCGATCCCGAAAAACTCGAATTTGAAATTCCCATGGATATTACGCCTCTTGAAACTGATAAAATTCAGCTAGAGTATGTCACCCCTGTTGTTGCTCGTTGTGCCGGGCTAAATATTTACTATCCCGGATCAATGTTCATAAGTGAAGGGGTGTAATATGACAGATGAAAAAACTGTTGAAAAAATGAAAACATTTACGTGCAAGAATAAAAAGGTCCATGTTACGTTTGTTGATGAAGATGGGCAGAAAAAGAGAGTTGCGATTGTGGCGGGTGAAAACAAAATGAGCAAAAAAGTTTTCGCCGCCGTGTCAAAATGTGACTATTTCAAGGCTCTTGTGAAAACCGGAATCGTTACACTGCCTGATATGTCTAGCAAAGATGTGTCGGAAGTTGAAACGAAGTTTGGTGAGAAGGATTCTAAGAAATCTGTTGTGACCATTGGAAAAAAGAAATCAACAAAGGCAGATAAGAAATGACGATCAACATTGCTGGATTCCAGGCAAGATACCCTGAATTTGATACCGTTGCGGATGCTAGGATTGAAGTATATCTAGCAGATTCGCAATTGGAAATCAATGAATCAATTTGGAGTGATTACTATGAAAAAGGGGTTTACGCGCTTGCGGCTCACATGCTGCATAGGTCGCTGATGTCTGAATCCGGCAATGCTGGGTCATCAGGGGAAGTATCGTCAAAACGGATCGGAGATCTTCAAATCTCGTACAACACTAAATCTCTTGACAGCACTGAATCATATTACAACTCCACTGTTTATGGACAAGAATACTATCGGCTTATGAAACTGGTTGCGCCATTAGTCACAATAGCTAATGAGGATTTTTCACTATGAGTGTCGAACATAAGAAATATAATGGTGGGATTGACGGGCTCAAAAAAAGATCAATGGGATTGAAGCGCGAATTGAAAGTTGGGATCTTGAAGGGTACGGGAACACATCCTAATTCAGAAAGCGCGTTGATTGCTGAGATTGCATTTTGGAATGAGTTCGGCGTACTTCAAGCGATTCCCGCTAGACCTTTTATGCGTCAAACGCTTGATGCTAATCGAGCGAAGTATTCTAAGTTGCAGGCGGAGTTGATTGCAAAACTGCTATTGGGAAAAATTAACACCAATCAATTTTATTCCATTTTTGGCATGACTGTTAAAAAGGATATACAGAACGAGATTAGAAATGGATCGTTTGAAGCTAACGCTGAATCGACTATTGCAATGAAGGGCGGAAAATCCAAGCCTTTGATTGACACTGGTTTGTTGCGACAATCAATTAACTATACATCGGAATGATGCAATGCTAAGCGTATTTGACAAATCATCTGCTACAGTGAAGCTGGCCGACAACGGCAGTTACGCAAAAGGGGAGTGGACACCGAGTTACAATGCAGCAACGGAAATCCACATTGTAACGCCCCAACCCCTTAAAGCAAATGAATTGCAAATGCTAGATGCTGGCGAGCGAAAAAGTAACTATCTTAAAACGTGGTTCGACGAGAAAGTCATACCAAGGGAAGGGTTGAAGGATTCAGCAATTGTTACATATGCAGGTAAAGATTATCTAGTATATCAGGTAGACGATTGGAATGTCCAAGGAAATTTCTATCGTATAGTAATGAGGGAAATAACTAATGATGAGTCTCGATACCGTGCATGATTGGTTGCTTGAAGCAACTGATTTTGATGCTGATAAAATCATTCGAGAAAATGGGTTAGGTCCAATCCCTTCGGATGATTTTATCACGTTCTGTTTAGTAAGTGTTACATTGCCCGATTATAGTTTCGAATCGAAAACTGAGATTGACGAAACAACTTTCACAAGAGGGATTCATACATCTGCTAATGTAACAATCGGCATAAACGTATACGCCAAGAACGGGTTTTCTGTGCTGTCCAGTTTGCAGCAATCTAAGCATAAATTCGAAGTTGCGGAAATATTCCGAAGCGCCAACGTATCTTTGATAAAAGCAAACGGTATAAGGGATTTAACACAAATCGGTGATACTGTACATCAATACAGATATCAGATGGATTTTGTTTTCACATGTGAAGTTAAATCGGAGTTTATAGAAGATAGGATAACGCAATATCTAATAACGGGTGAATGGGGCAATGAAGATCTAACGATAGACGTTCCCGAACAATGAAAGTGAAAAAAGAAAATGACAAGTAGTGTAAGACATTTGCGAATCAATAGATCATCTATTGTTAACGCACTTAAACCCGTGCAAAATAAGCGGGTTAGCAAAGTAGCTTACCTTCCAATTCCGGCTGGGGATTATACGAATTTCCCGCGAAATCTCGAATGTGAATTTGTCCAAGGCGAAGCGGGTTTGATCGTTGAAGGTTTGGGCGATCCAGTCGTGATCGAAGCGGCAACGGAAGTTAGTAGTGTAACAGATCACGGCGGAGGGACGCTAATTAATTTTGAAGGAACACCATTTGATGCGAACGAATTCCATGGATATTTTTTACATGTTGTGACAGGCGACGGGGCGGGTGCGTTGTATCCGATTTTCTCGAATACAACTAGCAGTATCAGGATTGGATACAACGCTTCAATCGATCCGATTGCAGCAAATGATACTGTTGCGGTTGTGGAACCCCCGGTTAAGATCACAGTGAGCCATACAATCGGGATGAAGTTTTCGCAGGTTCAGCCGTCCGTCGACGGGACGGACTTCAACTGGAGATCTCGCGTTCAATTTAGCGGAATCAATTTTATATTCGAAGATCTTGATGTTGATTATCAGGAAGCTCTAAGAATAGTAACCGAGTCTTGCGCGGCGAATTTCACTTTTTGCACTATCACTTTAGCAGATGAGACTCATAGAGTCGTAATCGGTGAAAACTCATGTATCAACAACGCTTACCTAGCAGATTCCTTAGTGGGGATTCAGGCGAC